TAGTCTCCACCTCGACTCGATCCAGCAGTGCGAGACTCCATTGAATACACTTTTCTTCTCGGACTTTAACCGGAATCTTCTCCAGCGGGGAATCCGTCAAACTTTTAAGGACAAGACTGGTATCGCCATCGACTACCAAAATGCCGATGATCTGTACGGTATCATGCGGATGGTGTTCATCAACAATTCGGGTGATCACTATTCTCGGGTGAATGAGCAGGTCAAGGAGATGAACACTCGGGTCATCGCGACCGCGCTGTCTCAAATTCAAACAGGTGTATCTCAATACATTGCTTATGCCCGTGACATCGAGACTATCAGTGTTCCCCTGGATCAACCAATTAATACCAGCACTGTTGGCAAAAAAATTGATTTTAATAACAAGATCGGTATCAATTAAAGATTATGATTCAGTAACTACTAAGTCATGAGTCTAAACTATTACAAACACGAAACTGAAAAAGTATGTAAATCTAAGGGCTGGGATCGGGCAGCAGTAGATACTGTATGGCTTTTACTGACTGAAGAGTTTGGAGAACTCGCGTCGGCCATTCGTCAGTACAAACGAACGTACAAAAAAACAAACCTGAAGAAGGAAAGGGGTACTGATGTTATGATGGAAATGGGTGACGTATTTAGTTACCTCTTTCAGCTTGCACATATGCTGAACGTAGATCTAGACAAAATGTGGGAGGAACATCGGTCTAAAATGCATGACAAGAATTATAATCTGAAGTAGTAGTAACAGCGATGAGTCATTATATGCTCAACGACGACGATGCTATCAATGACGTTAACCCATTTGTCACTCACGACTTCTCCCTTCCAGGAGGTGTGCGACAGACAGGTAATTTTGAGGATTTTGTCGAGGTTAAAAAATCCATAGAGGTCCCAGTCGTGAAGAAGAGTGTGTTCTGTACGACTGGTCTATGCAAAGATGAGCAGGTACCTTGCCTCATCAAGAAGAAGGTGCGACCACAGCGGAATATTGATTATGGTTTTACGCGACCCGTGAAGCAGGGTCGAAAGGAGGTTGTTGTGGGTGTCTCGAATAAGAGTGTTCCGTATTTCTGGATTTTTTTGATCATCCTCGTGATTGCTCTAGTTCTATTATACGTAAGACGTTGAAGAAGTATTCGAGGCGAGACTTTTTCATGCATTCCTGAATAGCTTGAGCTATATATTTTTTGCACAGTTTCTTGATATACTCCATATGCCAAGCACTCTCCATATTTACATGGGGTGGTTGGAATGTTGGATCTAAGATTTTGGTGGCATTCGCTATCCGCACATATACCCTATCACTTGGTTCGTATGAAAGTAAATTGTCAAGTACAAGTTCTGCCATGCGCTGCCTCACTTCAAGTGTCTTTTTTACCATCGAGTCCAGGAACTTTTCATATTGGATAGAACGTTTTTTCGATTCTAAGTGAATCCAATTCCCAAGTGGTTCTGTATTGATGTAATCTGTAAAAGTCTGATATCCATCCCCTTTGATATAACGATCATACACAATTTCGACATAAGCTAAGTCAGATTCAACATCGTGTATATATTTGGCCGACTTTAAGAAGGAACACATTACTTGACTCTATATCGTCTTCTTTAAATATCGAAAACCTAAGTGAAGTTAGATAATTGAAAACACAAGTCAAAATGTTTTCATCTATTGCAAATAATAGTTTTTCGTACCTTTTGACATTGGATGAGATACGAAATGCTCTCCCAGAAGACATCAGGCCTTCTTGGGTTAAAATCACCACAATCACAATGATTTCGAGTTTTCAACAGGAAATTGATATCAAGCGTCTTCGGAGTACCTTCGAACGCATCGGATCTTACAAAATGAAGCGCAGTGGCACAGACACGGAAGGTTTTGAGTGGAAACTAAAGCCCACTACTTTCTATAATCAGGTGACATTGACGTATCACGACACCTATAGTACCAAATCAGTGAAAGTGTTCCCCAATGGAAGTATCCAAGTTGCCGGATGCTGTGATCTTTTTGATTGCAAGCGTATCATCACGCAACTTATTTATATCTTCAAAACTTTTCTTGGAATGGAAACAACTCTCCCGAGTGATTCGTTCAGAGTGGTAATGATCAACTCTAACTTCAGTCTCAATTACAACCTGAATCTCATGAAGGTTGCAGACTGGTTCGAAGAGTACTCGGACATTTTCAAAGTTTCATTTGAACCTGATAGGTATTCAGCGGTCAAAATTAAGTTCAAACCAGCACATGACATGAAAGAGATCACTTGTAGCATCTTCAGCACTGGAAAGATCATCATCACAGGAGCTGAGACTCTCAAAGAGATTGCATTTGCTTACAACATCATCAACCAGCACATTAACGAAAATCCCCAAATTCGAGTTTCCCGCACTGAAGAAACAGATGTCTTTGATATTTTCCTTGGATACAAATGTGACCCTTTCATTAAAAAGCTCAGAGAGAGAGGATTTGAATCTTGGATGAAGACGATCACGAATAGACAAATTAATTTCTGATGTAATATTAACAAAATGTCTCAGCGACTTGGTATGGCCGATGGTCGGTGCTTCACTGTCAGCACATCCGCGCAACTACTCAACAACTACGTCATGAAGCAGAATGGCATCTCGTTCGAGGATAACTACTCGTACCGCCAGCTTCTTCAAAAGCAGGGGCCCGAACTCATGTCTAAGCTGCAGGATGAGCAGGGTAAAGCTGACTGCAACTCCTGTGATAAACCCCTCCTCAAGGTTCCCGATATTTACTAGGTGAGCGAAATCACGGAAAAAAGTTTAAACCCATACTCTAGAATGTCAACATGTTCTATATGTCTGAATGAAGTCCGGGCGACGAGGACGAATCCACCGATAAGGTGCGGACATATATTTCATACTCACTGTCTAGAGCGGTGGAAAGAACAAGGTAAGAACACTTGTCCCACATGTAGGAAAGTTTTTGATGCATCACAGTTTAAGATTATCGTAACGATTCAAAACAATTACACAGCAGCTTCAAACTCTGTGTCATTGAATGAGGAATCAATTTTCAATGTAATGGATCTCTTTGATATCACCTTTGATGTTCAGGAGACATTAGATCTTGATAGCATTCTTGCTGACCTTGGGGTGAGTCTTACCGACTTTGATCCCACTGTTCTTGACGCAGAAGGATGAGCAGTACCTCTCATAGTTTAGACCTGGATAGTCCCTGGAAGCCTTACGAGGATCTGTTATACTTTTACCTTTAGCATCTGTTAGAAGTGGTCCCGTAGCCCATCCACGCTTATGACTGAATACATTCGCTTTGAATATGATACGCTTACCAGTTTTGAATGTTCCCGCCCTCTTTATTCTTGATTCGGGAACCTTGAAGAATTTTGCAACTGAAGCGATGGTGTCACCAGGTTTGATTTTATATTCGACTACACCATGTTGTTTATAGAAATGAAAATCACCTTGGCGAATATAGTTCGTAGGTCTTCCAGGACAAACAAACATCATGACTTTGTAGTACCCCTTCTTACACTTTTCCCCAGCCTTAGCCTTGTACACCTTTTTGGGATTATCCGAAATAACGCGATTGGGGAGACCAGTGCAATGTGTGTATGTGTGATTTCCATTTGAGAGACCCGAACGATCACCTGGTATAGACTTTTGCCACCTATAAGCTTCATAGTCACCTACGGCATACGCGTAACAGTTGTTGTTACCGATACCCTTTGTACTTCCCCAACGCCGATTAGTGAATGTACTTTCGGAACCACTCAATGGTAGTACCTTCATATATGTTCTGAGTAGAAAAAAATATTGATATGTAATAAATGATTCAGGAAGTTACTAAGGCTAAGACCAAGTCTGACGCGCTCACCGAGTTTCTTACTTACGTCCTCGTCGTGCTCATCAGCACCTTCATTCTCCGCGTCGTGTGGAACCGCTCGCTCGTCAAGCACATCACAGTGCTCAAGCCCATTAACACCATGCTCGACGCTTTCATCCTCACCCTAGCTCTCTCCGTCGTCCGTGGCATCTAATTTCATTATTGATAAGTTGATACAATCAACTCTTGAATAATAAATGTTTAGACCTCCTTGTAGCCAACAGTCACTTCACCGTTAGGGTGCTTTAGGGTGGGGAAAGCTTTCATGTCATTGCACCCCTCCTTGTCACAATCAACGAAAGTGTGAGCCTTACCATTCTTCTTCATGTACTCCAACTGTTTCCGAGTCCATCCACAACCCATGGTTCCGAAAACAGTCCACTTCTCACCCTCCTGCTTGGGAGCTTTCTTACCCGTTTGAAGGAGAATCATAATATTGATAATCGCAAGAATAGCGAAGGCGAGCATTTTATTATAGGTAAATATTAAAATGTCATCGACTGTACTGACCATCGGAAACAAAAATGTCACACTCAAATACACCAGGAAAATGCCTCGTGGTGAAGTTGAACGGATGAAATCATTCGTCACTAAGAATGGTGAGAAACTCGTCAAGACTCCAAAGTTTAGGGTACTTTCCCAAGTCGATGAGGGTACGAAGCGAGTCTTCAAGGTCGTACTCTAACGATGCCAGGGCGTTTTTTGGGTTTTGTTTTAACCCCCTTTAGGATAGCTACTGCCCTCGCTTTAGCAGCCTCTTTGTTTACAGGTGTTTTTGGTTTAGGAACTTGAATTTTAATGACAGGTGTAGGTTTGGGAATAGAGACAGGAACCGATGCCTTCTCACCCGTAAAGAAAGGTTTTGAGAGAACCTCCTCAAAGGTTACATTCACACTCTTGTTACCCCTCAATCTATAGTTCTTGACAACATTCGACTTACCCACCAGATAATTTGGAGGTAAAAGGTTTTCGATGAACGTCTTCACCACACGCTCCGTTCGTGTTCGTGGCTGACGAACCATGTTATGTATGGAGTTCAGGAAAAAATGTAAATCATAGTGTTTGTCAGACTTTCGTGAGATGCCGATGTTCCTGTAATTGCTGCCATTGATGAGAGGGTTCTTAATTCTTGGGAAGACGGAAAATCCAAAATCAATAATGACAGCTTCAAATCCCGCGTTGGAAATTGTAGATCCCAATATTTTCATATCCTTTGTAGCCACTGGTCGAACAAGGATATTACCACCATGGAGATCATGATGACGGAATCCCGGATACTTCTTTTGGATGCGATAAAGGTTATAGATTACCTGTGCCATGACAGATTTTATAGCAGAGAGAGTGGGTTGAAACGCCATCCATTCCCTCAACTCTTTACCCTTGACATACTCGGAGTAGAGAATGTCCTTATTGTCACATGTCTTGTACAGGTACATCTTGGGAACCCCAAAACCTTCCAACTTTTTCGCGATGGTAAATTCCATCTTTGGGTTGATTTCATCGAGAGCCCTCTTAAACCCCGCAAGTGGTACGTTATTCGTCTTTTCAGTCAATGATGGTGTTCGAATTTCCTTATAGACGATGTACTTTTCACACCCGTCGTCAATGCA